ATGAGAATGACTAGCCGCAAAAAAGAGATACTCAGCTACTTTGATCCGGATAACCTCGAATGGGTGACGGGTGAGATTGGTTCGCCCCCTCTCGATGTGTCCGGCGTGGCTTACCTGCTTCATGGCATGGAGTCGTTCGACAAGCGTCACCAGCTCGAATCAACCCGGCGCACTCTCGAAAATATGGTGGCTGGTGGCCTACTGGAAAGGGTGACGGTTTACGAGCAACGGCAAAACACCACGCAGAGTAGCGCGGATTCTCCCGGGGTCTGGTGTAACGTAACGCGTTACGGTCTGCCGGGATCTTGCCGGGTAATACGTGATACCAGCGGCGCGGATAATTCGATATCAGGCACGTGCGAGCGAGTTGGCTGAATGCCGCGGCTATGCGTGGAGCCTGTGCGTGAACCCGGCGGATTTGTGTTCAGTTACCACTCTGAGATTGCGCTTTCGGTGGCAACTAGCCTGGCAATCTTGCCTTTGGCAACCACCTTTTCGCTGACAACTTATCTGGATAAATTTGCGCTTGGGAAGCTGGTAATCAAATTTGCCTCGCATCGCGAAAACAACCGATTACGACGTTGGCGAGGTACGTTCTTGGCCGACTGCGGCCGAAGAACGTAGGAAATCAAGCATTGTTAAGACCTGATGTGGCTAATTATTCGACAACTAGCTGCTGAGGGGCTGCTGCCAAACTAAGGCTATCCAGATTCCACTTCTTGTATTGTCTGACCATCTGGTAAGTTGCCACAGACTCCGAGATTGGTTCGCAGAAGCGTAACTCTATGCCACACCACTGATGATTGGCTAAGAACTTAGCTTCGAACGCCTCTTTTATCTTCTTCGCAGCATCTTTTGCTGCGGCCTCGGCCTTATCAAAATCAGGATCGGCACGATGTAAAATCATGATGTCGAGCATATAGGGGTCGTCGGAACCATCATGCTCAATCTCCTTGCCCTCATCTACATCGAATAAAACCCCCAAAATAAGTTCGCCATGAGGCTTTGCTATCCTAGAGATCTTTTTGTCTACTCCTGCGCCTTTTAACCGACGTTCGAACTCATCCGAAAATGCTGAACGGCGGTAGCGACTGGCCAACCACGTCTGAAGTATTGTCAGATTTTCATATGTAAGATGAATGCCTGCTCGTGGTGTAAATTTGTTTAGGGTTAGCTTATCAATAGCCGTCTTGGCGGTTGCTAGAAATTCCCCCCAAATACCCCCCCCCTCCTGCTCAAAACTGATACAGAGTTTTCTCGCATTCTTAGCATTGGTATTGTTACCTTTTTCGACTTCGTCACCAATCATCCGACCAATCACAATTTCAATGTTTGGCTCAACGCTTGGATCCTGCGCTATATCGCAATCCTGACTGATGACAAAGACGAGGGTGCGATCAGGTTCGTCGGGATGCAAAAACCCCAAACTAGTAGCAACATCACTATCCAACAGATGCCCTTGGCGCCAAGGACTATTACGTTGCCACTCTGTCATGCACCACCCTCTAACAAATCATTCGCCTCTGGAAGATCGAAATCAGCTGTTGCAGGCGTGTTCTTCCGATTAGCGAATTGGGATGCAATCTGTTCCCTTTGAGCCTTCTCTCTCTGATGAATATGGACCATCAATTTAGCCGCACCAGTGACTGATTCCCCAGCTTGTACCACCTGCAACAGGGTCTTGCCGTTAACAAACCTACGTTTCAGTAAGGATGCGTTAATAGTCACTCCTGCTTCAACCAACATTTCCGCAGCCTTGGCAAGATCGGCTAATTTAGTTGCATTGGCATCTGCGACCTGCTCCCCATTAATCCAGTTGTAAATGGTCTGGCGTGATACTCCAAATGCTGTAGCGAGATCAGAAACAGCTGGTTTTAGAACCTCCCGAATACGCGCCAGATCCTCTCCTGGTGAGCGATATGTCACCACAGGGTCCATTTCGTTTACGGGGGCACTAAATACTCTTAATGAATTATTTTGCTGACGTTGGTTTAATGTTTGTTCAGCTCCGGTCCCGGCAATTGGCTTGCCTGTAACGGCAGTTAACATCATTAGACCCAAACATACTCCCGATGCGGTCGACGGCTTAAACCAGCCGCCAGTACGTGCATATGTTATACCGGTGTTCATCATGAGCCCCTTAGGACCAAGAGTCCAAAGCGAAACGGGTTACCATAACCCGGAATGACTCTGCAATTTGATCATGCAAAGCCGTCAAATGATGTTCAATGCTAGAAATATTGAAGGGTTCACGCTGGATTACGAAACAATCAGTATCCACAATGGCGTGAAGACCTGTTTTTTCCATAAATCGGGTATTTATGGCAGGTGCGAGTGTATTGAGTTCCATTGGTAAACCGACTTGTCCATCGCGAATGATGACACGAGAGATCAGCTGACCTGCCGTTGTGAAGGCCCCGGTTTCACTGAACGATTGCTGTAATGTTCCTACACTATGCAATGACAATCCCAACACTTCTGGTATTAAGTAATCCTTCAAAGTCTCTCCATCGTTAGGCTGGACTGCGTCCAGGTAGCGAACACCGATTCGTTCAACAAAATCGAAACTCAGTATTCGATGCAAAGTATTTAACCCATGAAGTAACGTAGCTAAGAAGGTCTCGAATGTATCGTAATTTGTGCATTGAAGGACGAGGCCATTGCTATCGAGTACGAAGCTTGATGTAGATTTAATGTCGCCAAACAAATAACGCGTTTGTGTTGTGGCAGACGGGGGTACCATTTGGCCAGTCTCCATCGGCATCATAAATTGCTGAATTACTTCCCTTTTAAAATCAGGGAAGTGTGCTTTCCGCATCTCAGCCTGAATGAGCGGCATGTACGTTTCCAAGTCCAAGATCGGGTTGAATTGGACTTGAGCGAGCGTGTAATAAACAGGTGCGGCGTTCAGTTTAGTACCCATAGTGGTTTCCAATATTCAGTGTGGTAGTTTTTAACTACATTATACCACTTTACACTTTGGTTTACAGACTCACCACTCAATTGCTTTAATTAGGCAACCAGCATCTTTAATAGTCACGTTCTTAGTATCCAGCCAAAAAACGCTTTGAAGCCTTGTAATTAGCAATCATGCGTTCTGGTTACTAACTCGGCCGTTCTGGTGGATACCAGCGTGGATACCTCACGTTTGGATACCATCTCGCGAAGCTAAAGAGCCAGCTTTACACCCGGGAATATCCCGGATGTGCGGGCCCGAAAATTTAATACGCCCGATCGCCACTATAGTATGCAGCGCCAACCACGACGCATGTTTGCCAATCAGCGCAATCCAAATCCGTATCAAACAGTACAAATTTAGCACTCATCTTTTTGGATGCCTCCGCTCAGCATTCGGCCTTAAACCATTACTGTAGCGGCTCTTTCGGTTGTCGGTAGTTTTCAAATTTCCAAAGCATTCCAAAATTCATGACCACCAGCACGGCGCGTCAAAAGTGACAAACCATCCTGCAACTCTACCGTATAACAACGTTATACAGTGGTATACTGTATAGACCGAAAACACTGATATGGCGGCCTCTCATGAGCAAATCCAATCTGGTAGCATTCCGCGTTCCTACTGAATTGCAGAACGCATTTAATCAGGCTGTAGCGGCATCCGGTGGAGACAAAACAGCGTGGTTGGTCGATGCCCTGCGCAGCAAACTAAGCCAGCCAGAGAGTAACCCTCATTCCCGTATGCTGGTGCTGGTGGAGCGAATGGAAGTAGCCGCCGCCGCTCTGGCCGGTGGTAAGCAGGGAATCCCTCCGCAACCGTACAATGAAACGGCGGTGATTGAAATTGTAGCGGACACTATCCGGGAAGGTTTCGATAACGGGCGCATTATCGCTGAGCGGCTCAATGAGGCCGGTTATCAGACTAAAGCGGGCAAGGCGTGGGATAAGGACATTTACAGCGCCTGGAAGCGTCAGGGGCGCAACGCTGAGAAGTTATCGGCGGCACTATAGCCATGACTCTGTTTTATCTGCGCGGCGTGGCGGGCTTCTTCCACTGGTAGGCCGGTGCGCTCATCCTGCGGCGGTGGCGCTCTTTGGCCTGTAGTGCCTGCGCCAGCCCGTTGCGAATCGTGTAGCGGGTATGGCTATCAAGCCCCTCGCCACTCTGCCTGGCTATCTCCAGCATCGTTAATTCCAGCGTGATACGGTCTAGCATGGTAGCGATCCTTTAGATGGCGAGTAACTGGCTGATTTTAGCTAATTCTGTCAGAGAACCAGAGTTAAACTTGCTGTAATCTTGCCGCGCTCATGGGGTAAGCGTTAGGGCAATCTTAGCGTGCTCATGGGGTAGCCTTTTTCGATGCCCGTTCAAATGACCGAATTGACGCCTCCGCTTTGCGCATCACCCGGGCAAACCCTTTAGCGTCTCTAGGTTCTTTCAACCGCCAGTAAGCTGATTCAGTCTTAAGCAGGCGAGAACGCTTTTTTTCGAAGGTATCCCATCTCATGCCGGCAGGCTTCGGAAACTTGAGCGGGCTATTTAGCAGGCTGCCCGCGGGTGGGTAATCATCTCCCCATAAATCATGCCTCTGCTTCCACACACTGCGCCGTAAGCGAGATATCTCATCTTCACTCTGGCTGGCATAGTGAAGGCTCCAGCATTTACGACACCCTACATCCTTCCGGCCAATAAATAATTTCGCAACCCGGCCACCACAATGCGGGCAAATGTACCATCGCCGGTAACCAAACCCTGCCCGGGTGATCGTGATGCCAATAACCCGCGTTACCCCGTTGATTGTCGCGCTGTAGCCGCCAGGAACCAGAGAGAAACACACCCTTCCGCTCTTGGTATCACAAAAAATCTGTGTTTTCGGGCTCGAGTCCACCAGCTTTCTTTGCATATCTGCCAGAAACTGGAGGTTAATTCGTGGTAGCGCAGAGGTGTAAACCCGCGTCTGCTCTCTCATTAGTTCAGATCTCCGCTAAAAAAACCCGCTAATGAATACGAAATTATATGGGTTCTGCACAATTGGTTACTTCGAACACGGCCTAATAATCGTTGCTATAACCTTAACAATTGTTAACCACTCATGGGGTAAGCGGTTTCGTTTTCTCCGCAATCAGCGTTTTGATAATTCTCGCAGGAAAGCTGCCTCCATCTGCGGTTTAGCATCAGCAACACCATGCTGCAAAAACTCTTTTCTGGCCCTGGGGAGGGTAAATTTCTGCGGGATGTTCGGATCCTGAACATAAATTGCATAATTCGCAGAGTATCCGATTCGGCCAGTGATGCGCGTCCCGTTGGTGATAACCTCTTTAAACTGCGAGTTAATCAGGGTGCTGGTATCAACTGGCGTATAGATTGCTGCTACGAGCCCACCTTCATGCAAGGCGGCTGTCATTGCACGCGGTAAGCGCCGCCCTGTGATGTCCCTCACCAGCGCATTGATGTTGCGGCGAATGTTGTTCATGCCCCTGCCTTTAATACCCATATTCGCTCCCCCGATTATCGCTCTTCGCTATAATTAAGCCTAATCATTGACTTACAGAGCCACGCGCAAAACACGCTTAAACAAGTACGCACTGAAAAAACCTTCTTTTTGCTGCGCACCTCTCTGCGTACTGCGCACCATCGACGCAAACTTTACTGCGTACTATCACTCTGGCTGGTGGTCTGCTGCCTTTTCTCCAGCCAGCGCCGGAATCCCTCTAACTGCCGTGCCTTACCCTCTGGTGTCTTTGCTCCGGTGCTCATGCCTCCGTGTAACTTACAGCGGCCAGAAGCATACAGCGCCGTCATTTTGCAGGGTGTCCCTTTCCTCGTCGTCGCTCCGCACGTCATATCCCTGCAGGCTTCCGGGAAAGGTGTTTCGCCGCCGATATCATCAGCCCACGCACGGTATAGTTTTCGCTTTTCGTCGTTAGTCACGGGATCGCCCTTCGATGTCAACTTTTGTCACACTCTCATGGGGTAGGTTGTTTACTGGCTGCGTTCACACGAAAAAAAGTTCTTATTTCCGACGGGTGAAAATGCTCTTAAACTGGCAGTCCTGTAAAGCATGAGGGAGAGGGTTTACCTCCCCCCCTTAGAGCACATTAAAAGGCGCCTCTTGCCTGCCGTCTAAGCCCGTGCGCATCTGCGATCGCTGTGGACATTGGGCCGCCGGTATCCACGTCATTGAGAAATCCAGTAACTGTTACCACGTCACCTTGCTGGAAAGCGTCAGTGCCAGTGATGTTGTGCTGGCTGCCGGTTGTCTGATCTATCAGCTGGATATTTACCTGTATCGGCCGCTTAGAGTTCTCTCCCGATTGGCTGGATGATGCTGATGAAGTTGGTAGGTATTCTTTACCCGTAGACGCCTTCTGGATCGTCGGAGAACTACCGGTAACATCCTTATTGCTGAACACTCGGCCTCGGTCACCAGGAATCATAATTAACCCGTTCTTGGTCTGCAGGAGTTCAGGCATATTCCCTTCGCCAACCTGGTACGCGCCACCAGCACCTACCGTTCCGCCATTTTTTCGTTTGCCGGCCAGAGCGGCACCGATGGCGAACGCTGCTACCATGCCGGCTATACCGGCGATAGCTGCGCCACCGAATGTAGCGATAGAGGCTGCGGCTGCGGCAGGAGCCCACGCGGCAGCGGTTTGCGCACCGGCCTGTTGTGATGAGTTAGATGTCATCTTATCGGCTATCATCGCCATCGCAGCATTTTTCAGGTATTGAATGCCAACTTCAACCAGAGCCTGAATGACGCTATTAAGAATGGCGTTACCCAGATTCTTGAAAGCCTCTGTGGCGCTTTGCGTACCGTTGATTAATCCTGTCATCGAACTGGCGGCCTGGCTGGCAAAACCATCAACTGCCGCCGCCATAAGTTCGTTAGTTGTGCTTTGGTTGCGGAATATCTCCCATTGAGCCTCAATTCGCTGTTTTTCATAGGTATTGTTTGCAGCGTTCCTGAGAGCTAAAGCTTCCTGTTCAGTGATTGTCTTTTGCTGTTCAAACTGCTGAATAAGCGCAAGTTCCTGAGCATGCTGGTTAGCGAGGCGCTGTACTGGATCTACCTCGCCGGCTGCCTGTTGCTGTGGCGTAACGACCTGCTGCGCACGAATTTTGGCTAGGTTGACCTGGTGCTGCTGCTCCATCAACTCTGATTGCTGGTTATAGGTTTTCTGGTCAATCATCTGGCCGTCTAGCTGGCGCTTTAGCTGGTCTCGACCGTCTGAATAGGTTTTATTTTCCTTACGCACAGGGTCATTGCTGATCGCGTCGTTAAGGTCTTTCTGGCGCTGCTGGGCGTCAAATAACTGTCCAGCCAGTTCGCGCACCCGCTCTTTTTGCGTGTCGGTGGCCTTAGCTCCGAGAGCGGCCACGGCATTAAACTGCGCAGCCTCTCTGGTGTTCTCGTCATAGCGCATTGTCAAAACGGCAATCTGCCGCTGCAAGTTGTCTATTGAGTCATCGCCGCGGGCAAAGGCATTCTTCGGCGTTTTATCCTGTTTTTTTCTGGCGTCGGCAATTTGCTTATCCAGAACAGCAGCAGCTTCAGCATATTTCTTATCATCGATTAGCCCTTTGGCCTTGTCTTTGCTTAGCTGTTCACGCTGCTGGGTGAGCTTATCAACTACTGTTTGACCAGATTTAATGATCGAATTGGCGTTGTTCTCTGCAGTTTTCTTTTCGAGATTGGTGATATAGGCTGGCTTAGATCCGTCTACAGAACCCGATGCCGCCTTGCCAACATCGGAATAAAGGGATTTTGCTCGTTCTAGGGCCGCTATTTGACCTTTGATAGCATCTATTTGTGTTTTAGTGCCTGCGTCAGTGTAGATAGAAGCTTTGGAAACGGTATTGTAAGCCGCTTCAGTTACAGCTAATTTTTTATTCAGCGAATCCAACTGCGCATCTATCGCAACAATAGGATCTACATTTCCGGTGGCTACGGAGATTGAAAGAGCAGTTTGGTCGAGAAGTTTTGCCAAATAGCGCGACGCCCCAATAGCATCATCAATTTTGGAGATAGCTACCCCGAACTGAGTGATCAAAGCATTTGTTGCCTGCGATACAGTACGCGGCATAGTTTCAAACTGCTGATTGATTTCGTCAGACCTCTTTTCGATTGCCGCTAGCACCTCACCAATATCTAACTTGCCTGCCAGCATCAACTGACGGAGCTCGTTAAACGGAATCCCCATACCATCGGCGATCTGCCTCGCCAGTTCCGGCATCTGTTCCAGCACTGAGTTAAACTCTTCCGCCTGAATTCTGCCGGACGCAACCGACTGCATAAATTGCCTGAGAGCGTTAGCCATTTCCTGAGCCGATGAGCCACCGATAGCGCCGATCTTCTGCAGGGTCATCACTAGCCGGTTAACATCACTGTTAGTGGCGCCTACAGTTTTTAGTGTAGCGGTCAGTTGCTGCCAGAGGTTGACGGTATCCCCAAGGCTGGCACCGGTTGCCGAAGCAATACCCACAAGCTGCTGAAAGCTCCGCGCACCTTCCTCTGAACTTGAAGATAAACGCGTTACTCGCGCCTGAAGTAGCGTGAATTCCTCAGACAGCTGTTGGAGCTTCATCAACGCCTGAATTGATATGTATCCTTTCACGGCCACAGCAAGGCGCGAAAAACCTCCGCCCAAGTTATCCAGGCTTTTATCTAGCTTGTCAGCAGAGTTAGCTGTTTTTTTGACTGAGTTTTCAATTTGCTTTAAAGCTGAATCTGCGCTCGCCTGACCCGCCAGCAGTTTGGCCGCATCGGCTTCAATCTCAATGGTGTATTTGCCAAAATCAGTTGTCATGAGCGCCTCAGTGTAGGGTTCTTACTTTGTTTTTTTTCAGAGCGTTGGTGTTCAGAAGAGTTATGACTAATCGACCATGTTCGGTAAGGCGATATTCCGGACCATCAAATGATATAAAATTCATTAACATGCGATAGGCTTCTCGTTCAAATGTCGCGCCATATTCATCTTTAGCGGCATATATTGTGTTATCGACAAGCCCCGCGGCGAGCAGGTGTTTTTCAACGTTGCCACTTACACCATCAATGCTAAGAACGTTGGAGCCAGTTTCCCGGCGCAGATCGCGAATATAGGTCTCGGCAATTACTTCAGCCAGCCTCTGTAGTTGTTCCATCACCCACCCCGCTTAACAGATTCAAGGCCCTTAGCGACCAATGCGCGGGCAATAGCGTTTACCGTTGGTGCTACACCAATCGGAGAACGCTTGCGCTCCTCTTCCTGAATTTCACGAATGGACTGAAGATGTTCCCGGCAAAGTGCTACCGTGATTTGTGATCGGTTCATCTGCTTACCCCTGATATTTATACAGTCAATTTATACTGTAGTTTATGCAACATAAATGGCAAGCATTGCGTTTTGTGAAATGATGTGGCGTAAAAAAACCCGTGGTCACGGGTTTGGTGTGGTGTTACTTGCAGGGGTTGATCGTATTTGCACTATTCTTGCGTGTTGGACGGTCATCAACTGTTTTCCCTTCGACTGCATACACCACGCCGGAGGAGAAAAAACCCTTTGATTTCATCGTTAGCGCGATGACAAAAGGCGAATACCCTGAATATGCCCCAAAGCTGTTCTTTGAGTTCACCTCACCACAGACAAGCATTGCGATAGAGCCATCGTCCTTTTCACCAACTTTTTTTGACACAACATCTCTAAACTGGGTAGATGATGGATCTTTCGTGTCGTGCGATATCTCGCTTTTAGCCAACTCTATGGCTTTCTCTTCTGTAGGCTTACATGCCGTGAGAAATAAAAGTGATGAAATTAATACCATAATAATTTTCATTGATGCCACCCTTGCTTGACGATGTCGATTTATAAATCTTTGCCACAAAATCGGCACAATATTGCTTCTTTTTTTATTGTTTCGGCGCAATACGGACATTTTTTAGTATCGTCTACTGAACCGCCACCAGCAGAATCCGCGCCAAACACCTGTGGTTCAAGCTTAACCACTCCGGGGTTTGTGAAAGACCAGACAAGCGCGGCTATCCAACCCAAGAAGCTCCAGCCCAGGACAATATTTAGCACCCATATTGCCGTAGCGTTTTTATGCTCCCTTGAACTGGCTATAACGCCGGGAAGAACATAAATGATAATAGCGAATATCAAAACAATGATGTTCCATACTGACATCAACTTATCCCCAAAAGTAAATAAAGTATTATCGTAACATCGAAGAAGATTAATCCAATACAATCACTTTCATCGTCTTGTTTTTAACCTGAACGCCTCACCATTCGGCTGAGCTATTCCCATGCGGCGCTGTGTCTCTTTCGCTGCCTTGTGAACTTCTGCGCTGGCTGGTGGGCGCTTAACTATCTCCCGCTACAGCGCGTTCTCAACGACCACTTTCGAGCGCTTTCTGCCCTTATAGGCAGAACACACCATTTCTGCCATACATAGCCAGAACACACCGTTTCTGCCTATAAATAAGATATGGGCATTTTCATGGGGCAGTATGATTCTACATGTGATGCTCAAACTCCCACGCAGCCAGGGCACCGGAATTATGCGCCATCATTGCGCGCCTTACGTGCTCGTTTTCTGCTGGCTGGCAATCTGAAAGCCTCCCCGTTGTTCTGCGCTATCCCCATGCGGTTAGTGGTGGCTTTTGCCGCTCTGTGAAGGTCTGCAAATTCCTCCAGCTTAAAGCGTGGGCGCTTTACGCCTTCAAGGCATCTTTCACGGTTCCGCTTCGCCTGCTCCCTGTCGGCATCCTCGGTACACGCCGCCATAACGTCAAGCCACCGCGCCGCCGCCCTGCGGAACAACCCTTTAGCCTCCAGTTCTTCGGCCTTTTTGTCGCGTATCATGCTGCTTGTCCTCCAGCTTAAAACCCATCATCAAACGGCTGGCGTTGATCAAAGTCATCAGGAGTGTCGTATATTTCCCAGCCCGGCGCGGTCTGCTGCGGTTGGCTCGCCGGCTGGCTGGTATTCATTCCCGCAGTGCTACGCTTCCCGCCCGGCCTTACCGTCTTTGCGCTGATTACACTGTCTGCCACTATCTGATAGCCCTGCTGTGTCCCGCCATCTTTCCCCGTCCATTGGTTAAGCTGCATGGCCCCCGATACGCTCAACATATCGCCCTTTACGTGACGGGCCAGCGCGTCGGCCTGTTTACCAAAGGCGATAACGCCCAGCCAGAAAGTAGCCTGCCCCTCTGCTGCGGCATTGCAGGGCAGTGCCACCGCTAAACGCCCCATTGCCATGCTCGTTCCGCTGTTCGTCGTTCTGGTCTGGGGATCTGCCACCAGCCGCCCGTATGCTGATAGTTGTGCTGTCATTAAGCGCCCTCCATTCTTGATAACGTGTTGTCAATATTCCCGGCGGCTCGTTTCAGGTAGTCCATGCTGTCATTTAGCCGGGATAATTCGCCAGCCAGTAACAAGGCCGCCGCCTCCTGCGCGGTGAACCCCTGCGCTTCAATCTCTCTAATAACTTCGATCTGCTTTTTATGATGTTCGTTAATTTTTTCGCCCTTTAGCTGAATCATCCCCCCCCTGTAAATCTTTTTTGGGGTGTAATATCCCTACCAAACCCTACTAATCGATGAAACCCAGATATGGCGCGGCTTTCAGGCTAGTAGGGAATTGTTTTTCTTACCCTACTTAACCCTACTTATCCCTACCAAATACCAAAAAACGGTTATGCGTGGCTTCTTGTTTAGTAGGCATATGTAGGGATAAGTAGGGATAAGTATATATATCCCTACCAGTCTACAAACCCCGTCATTACTGGCCTTAAATGACTTTGTAGGGATAGGTAGGGATAAATCAGGGGTAAACTATTCCTCGCCCCCTTCGGCGGTGCTGCTGCCATATGCTCGCGGTATAAACTCTTCCGCCAGCTCGTTGATCCCGACGTTCGTCTGCGCTCTGCCGTTAATGCTGCGAGTCAGGTAGCTGGCCCGGTATTCTCTGGCGGCTGATTTAATGGCGCGTGAGAACTTGTTGACGGAAAGCGGCTTACCCAGTCCGTGATACTCCATGAATGCCAGGTAAAGATGATAGAGATACACCCTCGGCTCTGGCTGGCCCGCCCACGTTCCTCCCCCCATCATCATGCCCCTCGGTTCGTTCATAAAATACAAGGCCGCGCACATGTCTATAACCGGATCTGTCCCGCGCTTAACGCCCAACGCCTCTGCGGAATCGCGCTGCTCGATTAAAAGCGTTTTAGCTTTGTTCTGGTCGGCAAACATTGCCAGCAAGTGACGAATAATTACCGGCATTTCACGGCGGATCTTTGCTGTCAGGTCGGGGTCTTTCTCCGCTTCTGATACCGGATTATCGAAGGGGAATATCACACGGCGGCGGGCAATGCCCCCGTTGCGCTCGGTAAAGGTCATTGGTTCGTTGTTGGTTGCGAGAACAACGGCATTCAGCACGGTGGTGAACTGCTTTTCATACTTACCATCAATCTCTACCGGGTCGCCGCCTGTAATGGCCTTTATCCCTGCGCCTTCGCCAACATAGCGGGTCTGGTCTGGCATGATAATCAGGCTTTTTCCCACAAGCTGCGCCCGCCCTCTGGCTGTGTCTAGCGTTCCCATGCTGGCGCTGGCTGTGTTGTGCTCACCTGCCAGTGATACGGCTATGCTGCTAAATACAGATTTCCCGCTGCCGCCTTCCCCGGTTACTTCTATAAATAGCTGCCAGTCATGACGGCGAGCCAGAACCATAAACAACGCCGCCTTAATCCGCGCGGCTCTGTCGCCATTCCCTCCGGTGGCGTGATTAATCCAGCGGGTGAAATTCGGCGCATGGGTTGCAAGGGTCTCCCCGCGCTCCGCTGGCGTGTATTCAATGCCGTTGTGATTCATCAGCCAGTTATCAGGCGCGTGCGGTCTGAACTCCTGCGCTTTCAGGTCATAAATACCGTTACTGAATCCGATACAATCCGCTGGCTGCTCTCCGGTGGGCGGGATCTGTAGCTTCATGGTGGCTACAACCGACTTAACGCCTTTCTCCGTGTAATGCGCCTCGTGTTCGTCGAATATTGCCACCATCTCCCGTTCAAGCTCTGCCTCTGGCAGCCTCTCCCACACCCCGCAAGCGTACCGATAAACCGCCTGACTGTCGGTGTTTACTGCCAGACGCTCCCACCGGGCAGACAGTAGCCGCGCCTTCTGGCTCGCCGCCATCTGCGAAATGTCCCCGATCTCTTTTGTTCGGCTCTTTTTGCCGCCCTCAATCGCTTTCAGTTGTACGGTCACACTTTCCCCCTGTGGCTGGTACGTCGAATCGTTAAATGCCACTGCGGCGGCCTCCAGCCCGTTTTGCTGGTGGAAGTCGTTCCAGTCGGCTTTATAGTCAGTCGGTGGAAGTGATACCCAGCCAGCCACGGATAAGGCGGCTTTCTCTGCGGCCTCCCAGCCTGTATTGGCTTCTCCGTTTTGGTGGTGGTCGTTGTCTGCGGCGATAATAATTTGCGCCTTCGGGTGTTTACGGCGCATCACTTCGGCAACGGGTAGCAGGTTGCCCGCGTCAATTGCTGCCACTGCCAGCGCGTCCGGGCGCATCAGGTGAACTGAAAGGGCCGTTGCCAGCCCCTCGGCAATTAAAACGCTCTGCGGCGTTTCTGGTGCGTTTACGGCGTGATATGCCCCGCGCTTTGCCGAACCGGTCAGAAGCCGTTTTTCTCCCTGTGGGGTGATGGTCTGCGCGGCGTTGACTGCGCCGGATCCGTCCACCAGCGCCAGCAATAGCGAGCCATCGGGCAGAATGGGGTAATTAAACCCGGTCAGCCCTTTTGATTTCAGGTAATCAGATTCACCCTCTGTGGCGCTCTGGCGCATTTCACCATACAGACGGGCAAACGTAGCCCGGCGCTGCTCTGCGTCCTCCGCTGCCTGTTTCTGGCGCTCCTGCTCCCGCTGCTGGCGGTCAGCTTCCATCTGCTCCCTTCTCTGGCTGGCTGCTTTCTGGTCTGTTTCCGCAGCCCGGTAATCAATACCCAGCACGTCAGCGGCAAGCTGTGCCGCTTCGGTGGTGTCGCAGTGGTTCACCAGCTTAATCAGGTCTAAGCCGTCGCCAGCGCCGCACTGGTTGCAGATAAAGCTACCGCGCCCGTTATCGTCGAACCTGAAACGGTCTTTTCCACCACATGCAGGGCAGGGGGCATGACGGCGTGATGAATCAGGCACGTCGATAGACAGGCCAGCCAGCACATGAGGCCAGTTGTTCGCGGCGGTGGTGGTCACTTCGCGGATAAGGTCGATATTACGCATTGTTACCCCCTCAGTGCGCTGTTGGCGCTGCTGGCATACCTTCGGTATTCAGCATCTGGATAAAGCTGTCGTGCGATCCTTCCAGCAATTCACGCCCCACAGCAGACAATTTCATCCCTTTCCCCGGCACTGTCTCCGTCATGCTCTGGTACATATGAACAGCCATCAGCAATCCTGTATCTGCGCCATATTTCTCAATTGCCAGCGCCTCGACGTGGTTCGCCAGTGAAAAGCGTTCCGTAGCCGGGTAAATGCTTATTCCGCCATGTCTACCGACGTACTTCACGGCACGATCATAGCCGCCCTCGTCGTTGGCTATATCTACCGTGCCGTTGCGTTCCTGCTGCTCCAGAATGAACAGACAGGCCACCAGCCAGCGCCAGACAATCGCCATTTGCTCGCTACTTTCTGTGAGGTAGCCTTTCCTCTCGGCTTCCCAGATCCCGGAAATAACCTGCATCCCTGCGGTCAAATCACGGTCATAGCCGCCGCTATCAAGCTGGCGAATCGCAGCGGAGTAGCCCAGCATCCGCGAATGCTGCCAAAGGCCGTCATCGTTCAGCGTCAGAATGTTGATACCGTCTGGCGTGGCCTCGACGTGTAATAAGTCGGCACTTCCCGGTCTGAATTTCTGTGCGTTGCTCATGCTTTACCGCCCAAACTTAGATCCATATCAACTAACTCACCTTCTACTGAATCCATCAGCTCGGGGATACCATCCAGAAGGGTAATGACTGCGCCAATAAGATGATCCGTGCCGCTATCTTTTTTAATCGGTGCTTCAAGCCAAAGAGAAAGAACTTGCTGCGCTTGCTTGATACGGCAGGCTGAATCAATCAGGGATAACTTGCTCATGCGCCGCCCTCCCGGTACTCACGCATCTTCGTTAGTTCATCAGCCAGGCGATTAACTTTGCGCTCGGTTCTAATGGCTGCGCATCGCATTTCAACTATTAGCGTCCCAAGCCGCGCGGCAAAAAGCGGGTTGGCGGCACGCAGTGGCTTATCAAGGTGCAAATTCCACAGTTCCAGAAGCTCACTGGCGTAAATGACTACCGCCGCCGCATCTCCTGAGTGGATAACTTCGGGGGGGGTAGTGATTTCGTTGGGGACGGTGGTAATCGCGGTGCTCATGCTGCCACCTCCTGAACGCGGGTAATGCGTACATGGCTAAGACCTTCACGCTGAGCCTGAAGCACTGCGTGGGCCGTTGCTGTTTTGGTGTCGCTGGATATGAGCTGATAGCCGATTCCAACCGTTAAACCGCGCTTATTAACGGCGTACCCGGTGATGCGGAAATAGTTACGCATGGCGCACCTCCGGCAGTTCATTGCCTTCCAGCAGGCCATGCAGATCACGCAAAGACATATCCAGCATGGCAATCAATGCCTCCAGATAGTCATCACGAGAATCAGCTTTACTGTCCAATACATCACGCATCAGCTCCGCCAGAGAAATCAGGTGGTGGGTGCGTTCAGTTGGATTAACAGGCACATCGTAGGTTTTAAGCATGAGCCACCTCCAGACGGATACGCCCAGCAAAAAAGGTGACGTGATCGCGTGCCAGAGTGCGGCGGGCTTCCTGCTCAGTCTCTGCGGCGATATGGTGAATTTTTGCGGTAATTGTCGGCATATCGCGGCGAACAGCGGCGATAATCCAGATAAATTGCGGATTTTGGGTAGGGGTAGTAGCCATTTGGCCGCCTCCTTGATCGTGGTTTTAACCCCACCACCAAAGACGCCAATCTTACTGGTGGTGGACTGGACGGGGTTGGCGTAACCGGCGATCAAGGAAACCGGCGCTTCCGAAGAAGCCCCCATCCAGCCCACCATAATTTCGTGAGCGGCACGGATTATACCCGTATCGCTGAAAAAAGCGTGAGTTGGATTAACGGCACAAAAAAAGACGCTTGGCGCGTCATGTGTCGCCTTAATCATTACCAGGACGCCAATCCCGGCACCAGATTTTGCTGGTGCGCTATAACCATAGACCGGGATACCGTCAGGCCGCAAGCCCTTTTTGTTACGTTGCGGCAATTTATAGCTGGCGGTGTGATGGGCTACACATCCACCAGCGCAGGACTGGCTATCTGGCAGATAGTTAGATACCGAGCTCTCGCCGGCGCACGTACTTCCCCCAAAATTCCGCCGGGCATTTTGTGCGCCACTGTCAGTGGCCCGCAAAGTGACAGGTTTTGACAGGTTTCCATGGTGGCGCACCGCCTGCAGAGCATTAACTTTTGCATACATCAGGCCAACCAGAGAGAGGCTTTTGCGCCGTGCACCGGTAATCATTGCTTCACCTCCGTGTACTCCTTCATGAAGCGCTCAATGGGCTGTACGCATGGGAACTGATAGCCCTCGCGATAGAACGTCACGCGGTTATGCGCTACAGCGGTTACGCTCACCATCTGGCCGTGAGCGTCGCGATAGGAGTGGTTTGGCAGCGGTGTGCTGGTGGGCTTATTCATCGTTAGCCCCCAGACGTTTAGCCAGCCAACGCTGAGAGAGGCGGGTTAATTCCGCTTTACGCTGGCCGTACTCCATGCCCATATCGATCAGCGTGATGTTTGTACCCTCCAGGTAGCTGAGGTGTTCCAGTTGGGCGGCGCTCATGCTATCGCGCGGTTCGCCGTCGATACCGTTCACCTGCGCCCACTGCTTAGCGGTCATGCCACCCAGCACGATGCGGGCGATCATGTTGCTTTCGTTGCTGTAGTGGCGGGATTGCGTCTCTTTCCCCTGTTCTGCCCGGGCAGCATCCAGAGCGGCGCACATCGGCTTGAAGAGGTTGGCAGCACCAATGCGGGCTTTGAGGTGCCGGCGATACTTCGCGGCGATTTCCGGCGCACTCAGCTGTAGCGCTTCCTCGCACTGGATGAAATAGCGGCGGACGGCGCGCCCCTGTTCATTGCGCTCAACCATTGCCACTTCTTTAGCCATATCCAGCGAGAGAAGGTAATCATGCTCGATTTGCTGGCGAAATTTTGCGCTCGCCCGTTTTGGTGAGCTCAAATTTTCAACACGGATGTAGTCAGTCCCGGCCGCAAATCCGTACTGGTCGATGCGGCCTTTAATCCAGTTGGTAAAGTCGCGGCCCACCCCCAGCGCCTTATGCAGAGCTCTGGCGCTCGCAATATTGGTTTCGCGCCCGCCAATTTGGCCGGGAATAACGGGAACGATGGCGGCAAAGTCATTGCCGTTAATTACGCCCGGGTTAACCTTGGGTTGAGGGGCGGCCTCAGAATTGAATCTGCTTTTTTCGATTTTCATTTTTTCGGCTCCGTTATGCGGCGGTGAAGTTGTCCGGGTAGAGGTTCAGAATGTCGGCGATATCCTGCTTTGAAAGCCCGCAATGTTGGTTGACTGCGGCCATGCGGTTAACGAACTGAATCACCTTCAGCACGTCACCGCGGCACGCAAACCGGTAACGCATGTGCGCACCGATACCATCAGGGTTTTTCTCTTCCAGGCGTTCCAGGCAAATATCAAGCTCGCGCTCAAGTTCGCTCGCATAGTTGCGGCCAGATGAAAGGCGGCAATTGCGCAGGATATCGTTTTCTGTCCACCCACCAGCCCCACAACGCAGCATGTAGGTGCGAGCACGGTGTTTCTTCGGAATGCGCTTTGAGGCTTGAACGGTGTAGGCTAGTGGCGTAACATCAGATTCGCGAGTATCTATGTTAGCCGCCTGTAATGGGCGGTTTTCTTTTTCCATCAGACCACCACCCCGCGGCGTTCTGCCAGCCAGTTGTTAATCTCTACCGCATCAAAAGCGGTCACGTTATTGGTGAGTTTCACCGGGCGTGGCAATGTGCCGTTTTTAACCCATCGATCAATGGTTGGCATTGATACCCCTAACAACGCCGGCATGCGAAAGCGGCGGATATACCCAGTGGTAGGAATGGCTGAATGTGTCGTTTGACTTGGCATCATATGCTCATTAACTCCCTTGATAGCTGCTGAAGTTATGCGCAGTTTAGTGGCTATTTATACAGCCATTCCAGTGAAAATGGATTCTTTTGAAAGATATATCATTTCCATTAAAAAACAGCATTTCCATTGAGAAAACACATTCCGATAATCTCTCGCATTCCTCCGAATAAACAGCACCTTGAGTTAACGCATAACCCCGTGATTTATCAACTTTTTACATCTTTTCGCATGCGTTACTCTGTTTTGGTATGTTTTGTTATGTATTGATTTACATGTCTTTATTTGGCTGCAAATGACTCACTATGACGACTTATGGAGAGCACAGGACAACACAAAACGACACAGAACGACGCGCGTTGACACGAAATAAAGAATTGCGAACTGGCACGGGCTGGCACGGAAGGTAACAGCGGGAAACGACACGCTCTATAGCGATCTATATCGATTTTATCTCATGGTGGTTATAGTCAGGTGTAGCAAGGGGAGGTAGTTGATAACTGGCGCCACGCCATTAATGATCCCTTGAATCTGTTTAATGGCGTGGTTGATTTCTTAATCAAGGTTATGGATTGCTAACAAAGCCTGCTTTGCTTTTGCCGCAAAAGCAGCTCTGCTTATCCCTTTTTTTGAAATACCTTCACACTCTAATAAATCAAGCACATCCTTATAGATGGCCGTCACATTAGGCTTGCCTGAGTTAATATAGGAGGATGCTCCAGATTTTTTTACCAGCAACTGGATGATCACGCCCATCATCTTCATTGTTCCGTCTTCCTCATCCTGTTTGCGGTGCTGGCCTCGCCCGCTGCGATTCGTGTCTTTGATGTAGTTCACAAGATGCAAGCCACCCAAATTGCGGGCTTTTTCCTCCCAGCCTTTTGTTCCACGCAAATCGTCGATAGCCTCTGTAACTTTTTGCGTAATTATCTCGGGCGTACTTTCTTCAATAAATGGGAAAGCAGCTAAGAGAATATCCAGAGCGTTACAGGCCTCGTCAGTAGATATTTTTTTATCCCTGTGTACCTTTAGTGCTCTAGCTATTGCCCTTCTGGTGTGATCAACGTAATCAAAATGCTCTTCGGGAACGTCACTTATTCGAGTTAAAGGGTTCAACCCAGCAAGAGCCAGCGCCATCTCTTGCGGGGTTATTGAGACAGACACACAAAGCCTTTCGATAGGTGATTTTCTAAGGATATCTTTCATACTTTCCTTCGCTCTAAATCAAACGGCATTACGTTATAATCTCCCCCACTTTCCAGAGCCACCAGCAGATTCGCCCACCGTGCCAGCGCCGCTTTCCGCTCATCAAAGTATTGATGCCGGTTATAGATGCCCTCTATCCCCGGTATTTTGTGGTTAAGGCAACGTTCGGCTATCACCGGGTCAATGCCTATCGCGGCCATCTGGGTGCGCATGGTGCGCCGCAGGTCATGGATACTGAACGGCTCAACTTCAGCCATTTCTTTCAGTACGGACGGCATGACCATATTCAGCGTGGCCCGGCTAACGTGAGCCGTTGTTCTGGCGCGTCTGGCCGGAATTAACCAACGACTATCACCGGCGAAAAGTCGAATCTCTTTAATCCATTCGATCACTGGCGCCGGCAGCGGGATATCGATGTCATCACCATTCTTTGCCCGCGAGCCAGGGAGATGCCAAACCTCGTTATCAAGGTCGAACTCCGACCATTCGGCGGCACAAAGCTCCATTTTGCGCACCCCAAGCGCCAGAATGATCTTGAAGGTCAGCTCATTTTCTCTGCTGATTCCACGCCCGCGGCGTAGAGCTTTGAAGAACATAACCAGCTCATCACGGCTTAACGCACGCTTGCGCCCCTGCTCTTTGCCGCCAGCGTCTTTAGCGCCAAATGATATGGCTGGGTTAACCTCTATCATTCCGCGTACCACAGCGTAATCAAACAGGCGTTTGAGCATGCGAAGTACATCATTAGCTACCGTGGGAGACCCTCGCTCTAACACATCCTGCAGGACGCTATCAATGTGCCGCGGGCGAACGTCCTCTACCTTCATCTTTCCGATGAGAGCAACGATATTCTTTTGCAGACTGCTGCGGAAAAGCTCCGGATGTTTGTACGTGGTCTCTATCTGGCGGGCGTAATACTCAGCGGCAAGCTCTGAAACGTGAATGGCGTTCTTCTCAGCCTCAATCTTCGCTATTGCCTCAGCCTTGCGCTCCTGCTTCTCTGCGGCTACGTCATACCCGAGCGCTACCCGTGCGGATAACTCTTTCGCTATATCTCGGGCTTTTGCCAGTGAGAAATCGGAATAAGAACCGATCATCATGGTACGGGCCTTTCCCGCCAGCTTATATCGATAGCGCCAAAAAGGAGTTTTATCCTCTTTTCGAAACCTCAGATAGAGGCCGTCACCGTCTGCTCGCCCCTCGAAGCGTTCCCCGCTCTTAATCCATGCGCGGATCTGCATGTCTGTAAGTTTTGGCATGTGCGAATACCTGAAAATCCTTACCGTGATCCATTGGGTACACCGCGAAATGTACCCAAATTGCTTAGAGGTATACCCAAAACTTTGTCTAATGATCAT